GGTCAAGCTACGCCACAAGATAGATGGCAAGTGGATTACATCTGCTTATATGCACTTGAAAAAAGGCAGCCTTACAGCTCGCAAAGGTGACACAATTCTTGAGGGTGAGATACTTGGACTATCAGGCAACACAGGTGAGTCCACAGGACCACACCTACACTTTGAGATCCAGCAGGGTAAAGATTACATCTGGACAACTAACGGCACACGCTACACCGAGCCAACAAGCTACATCAAAACACAGATTGCATTGGAGAAGAAATGAAAGCATTTATTGAAAAGCTAAAGAGCGAAGATTCCATTAGAAGGCTCAAGTCTGCACTTGGCACATACCTAAGAGCTGCATTTGCCGCTGTTGGCGCAATGTTGCTGGCAGGAATCGAAGACCCAAGCAAGATCACGGCTTCAGCTCTGCTTGCTGGATTGCTTGGACCACTTATCAAAGCCCTTGACCCTAACCAGGATGAATACGGAATTGGCGCAAAGCTTGAGGCAGTAGTCAAGCCTACTGACCCTAATTCTGGCGAATAACCGCTAAACAGCCTCTAAATGCCCGTACAGGCCCTTAGACCCTAGATAGGCTAAACAGCTTACCCAAGAGTCTTTGTGGCTTCTACGGGCTTTTTAGCGTCTTGATTATTGGCGTTTTCTTTCAAAATCTGTCGTTCCACCCCAGACACCTTGCATACCTGCGCTAACCGCATAATCAAGGCACATTATTTTGATGGGGCAATCAGCACAGATTATCTTGGCTCTTTTGGCTACTTGTTGCCTTACATACTTGGGCTCAAAATCCTCTGGGAAGAACAAGTCAGGATTATTGGCGCACCCAACTCCGCCTGGCACATCTCGGATGGCTTCTTGTAGCTCGATGTATTTGCGTTCTAATTGTCGGTGGGTAAGCATAGGTTTACATTACTGATAAAACCCGCTAATGTGAAATCCCACACCGAGTAGATGTGGGATTCAGACCAAATGAAAGAGAGGGAAACACTTGGCCTTACTAAAGCTACCAAGCGTAATAAACGAGATACAGGATGCCGTACTCCTAGGAGACTTTGAGAACGGCTCCCCAGAGTGGCACGAGCTACGCAATGAGCCTGGCGCTATCGGTGGCTCAGACATCGCAGCAATCGCAGGTTTATCACAATGGGAAAGCGCGTACACGAAATGGGCAAAAAAGACAAAACAAATTCCAGACAGCATTGAGCCGTCTATGTCTATGCGACTTGGAACAAAACTAGAAACACCAATCGCAGAAATCTTTGCTGAAGAACATCCTGAGCTAGAACTTTACACAACAGGAACTTGGGCAAACAAAGAAGAACCTTGGATGCGTGCAAACCCTGACGGAATCTACGCAGACTCAACTGGTGAGTTCGGAATCCTAGAGGTCAAGTTCTCACGCGACTACTGGACAGCCGTGCCTCAGTCTTACCGCGCACAAGTTCTTTGGTACATGCGAGTATTCGGTTTGAAGCAAGCAAAGCTAGTTGCGCTTGCGGGATCTAGCTATCAAGAGTTTGACATCGAGTGGGATCAGTTTGAAGCTGACGCTTTGTTTGCTGCTGCGATTCGGTTCCGCAACCATGTTGTTCAGGAGAGAGCGCCACAGTGGGATGGGTCCAACTCAACACTTGAGACAGTCAAGAAACTAAACCCAAACATCTCAGACGGCGAAGTAGACCTAGATGATTTGGGCATGCACTACTTCAACAAGCTTGATGATTTTGAGCGTGTCGAAAGCGAACTAACTGAGCTAAAGAGTAGAGTCCTATCTGCCATGAAAGGCAACAAGAGGGGCTTGATTTACGGAGAACACAGGATTAGCCTCAGAGCTAGGGGTGCGGGTCTACCGTACTTACACCACGAGAAGATAGGGAAATAAATGGCTGGCTTCAATTTACAAGATTACGAAACTGTAGAAGAACGCATAAGGCGCTTTTACAAGGACAATCCCGATGGTCGCATCTTGACCGACAACATCACCACCCTTCAGGACCGACAGGTTGGGACCTGGGTGACTAAGAGCTACATTTACCTAAATGCTGGAGACCAAGAAAAAGGTTTGGTCAAAGCGACTGGACTGGCGTTTGAGATTGACTCAAGCAAAGGTCCTCAGGCTACGAGTGCCTTGGAGGTATGCGAGACCTCATCCATAGGTAGGGCGCTCGCAAATTCTGGATACTCTGGTAACAAGCGTGCCTCAAGAACCGAAATGGAAAAGGTTGCTAGGGGTCAGACTCCAGTAGCGCCGTTGAAAGATTGGTTAGTTATGGCTCAGTCAATGGGCGATGACCTTGACGGTCTTAGACTGTTATACAGCGAAGCTAAAACTGCTAACGCATCAAAAGAGACACTAGATAGGATTGCCGAAATTGCCAATGGATCATCTGGAAATGAGAATCCTAATAGCCTCACTGATGGAAGTGCAGGAGTGTCTGCATGAGCAAATGGGCAGAGGTAACTACCCCGATGTGGACAAAATGTGGCTGCTTCAAAAGGAAAAGGGAGAGAGACTAAAAAATGGAGATTATTACACCAGGACACATCATTCAGGAACTCCAGAGACTAACAGCGGAGATGGACAAGGGCAGTAACGCCCTCTACGATGCTGAGTGCAAGTTGGCGGATTCCGATGCTGCTTATGACAAGGCTGTCTCACTAGCCTTCATAAACAACCAAGGAACCGTGGCTGACAGGCAGGCTGTGGCTAAGTTGCAAGCTGTAGAACAAAAGCTGCAAGCTGACCTAGCCAGAGCTGAGTTCAACAGAATCAAGGTTAAGATGAAAACCCTGTCAGATCAAGCAACAATGATGGCTGTAATGTCCAAAAATGTCGAACTTCAGTGGCGAACACCCTAGCTGGTAGCCTTGAAAGGTGATTGCTGAAACCTGCTCGTGTGGGGCTAAGTTCAAAACTGATGAGCCTGAGCCTGCCAAATTAGTCCGTGAATGGCGGAGAAAACACACCTGCGCTGAGCAAGACATAGCCGACACGCCAACCAGCGGTCTATCCGACAATCAGATTGCTATGGGATTCCAACCAGGTGAGCTGCCAGCCAAGAAATACGACCCGTGGGAAGATGAATAGCAAGGAATTTCAAAAATACATAAAGAGAGATCAAGGAATCTGTTGCCATTGTGGAACCGATGACGATACACTCGTGCCACAGCACAGACTTGGAAGGGGAATGGGCGGTTCAAAAGAAAGGGATGTTCCATCAAACATAATCGTAATTTGCTCATTAGCAAACGGACAGCTAGAGTCAAATGCAACCTTCGCTCAGATGGGCAGAGATTTCGGTTGGAAACTGATGCAAGGTCAGGACCCAGCTAAAACTCCAGTTTGGTTGGCTGACGGCTGGTACTTGTTGGATGATGAGTTTGGAAAGAAAAGGGTAAACCCGCACCAAGAAGCGGATTAGAAAGAGGGAAAAGAGAGATGAGCATAGAAGCAGTTGCTACTGTTTTAAATCACAGCAGAGCTACGGGCCGTGCAAAGTTAGTTCTAATCGGAATAGCTAATCACCTAGGAGACCAAGGAGCTTGGCCTAGCATCAGCACTCTTGCACGCTACGCAAACGCCTCAGAGCGTTCGGTCAAGCGAGACATACAAGAGCTTATGGAACTTGGTGAGCTGCGTGTGGACCTGCAATCTGCTCCTATGAATAGCCAATACAAAACTAACCTTTACTGGATCACAATTCGGTCAGGGGTGACAGGTGAGGTAAGCAGGGGTGACAGCTCAGGTAAATCAGGGGTGACACCTGTTGGCACGCAAAACATCAATATTAACCATAAAGAACCAAAGAGATACGCAACAAAAATTCCAGATGACTTTTGGCCTACAAAAGAGCTTCTTGATTGGCAGTCAGAACACTTCCCAGAAGTAGATTGGAAACTTGAGACACACAAGTTTATCGACTACTGGAACTCGGTCAGCGGAAGCAAAGGTAACAAGACAGATTGGGAAGCCACTTGGCGAAACTGGATAAGAAACAACAAGAAACCAAAACAAGCTAACAGAGAAGAAGAAAATCAAAAAGTAATGAGGGAGTTCAGAAAAAATGCAAAAGACTGATACAGCAGAACTGATTGAGTTTCTAAGCCTTGTAGACGGGCGCAAAATCTCTGGCGAAAAGATTATGGCTTGGCACGAGGTCCTAGGCTTCTTGGACTACCCTGTTGCTAAGCAGGCAGTCATCGAGGCTCAGCGAGATAGTGCCATTCAGTACATAGAGCCAAAGCACATCTTGGGCAAGGCAAAGTCCATCCAAGATAAGGCAAAAGCTGAGGCTGTAAGACAAGAGCAGTTTAGACAAAAGCCACTGACATTCGGTTCAAGGATGCCAAAGTGTCAGCACGGCATAGGTTTATTGCTCTGTGATCCCTGTTGCAAAACCGCTGCTCAGCAAGCTGGCTTGGTAAAGTAGGTGCGTGGATGAGAACAAAGCTATCTGCTCGCGTTGTGGTTCAACTTGGACTGTCAATGCTCAGAAGCGAGAGCGAACTGACCTTCGGTGCTTCTCCTGCCGTATGCGTAAGTCTCTGGTCATCAAGTACGGAAGCCAGAAGTGCGTCACCTGGCAGGGTGAGTTTGACCGTGAGACGCTAACCGTTCCAATGTACGAAGGACACCCAGTATTGCCAGGATTACGCAGGTGTGGTCACATAGACTGCGTAAATGCTGAGCATGTCATCCAAGCGGATGACTAAAATAGAAGAAAGAGAGAAAGGCAGAAATGGCTTCCATAGAAGTAAAAGGGAAAATCGGCAGGATTTTCTACGAGAACAAGGGTCTTGAAGTTATCGAGACTTACACAACCAAAGCTGGCAAAGAAGTAAACGCTTACTTTACCGTTTGGCTAAACACTCCTGGCACTTTCGTTGTTGGGGATGAAGTCAAGGTAAGAGGACTTTACTCACACGAGATTTCTGAGTGGGACAACGAGGGCGAGACTAAGCGCAAGATCAAGGTTTCCATAAATAACCCTCTAGTCACATCAGTTTCAGAAGGCTTTGCCCCAACACACGAGGCAACTCCCTTTTGAGAATCGTTCAATGGCTTCTCCCGTCATCTACTGGATTGCTTCTGCTAAACCTATCTAAGACAGCAGAAGGACTTTGGAATGTGGCGGGAGTCGCTGTTGGACTCTTTTACATCTGGGCTGGCCTCAGTGCCGCCTGGATGATTTATGCGAGAAACTGAATTTACAATCTCCGTAATCGGGGACCCTGCCTCTCAGGGATCACACGCCATTATGAACGGGCGCATCGTTCAGGTCAATTCTAAAAAGCACAAGGCTTGGCGCACAGCTATTGTCAGCGCTTGTATTGACAACCTGCCTCAAGGCTGGGAACCACTAGACGAACCAGTAAAGCTGAGCGTCAATTTCTACATGCCAAAGCCCGCGTCAGTCAAACGCTCATTGCCCACCGTAGCCCCCGACTTGGACAAGCTAATTCGTTCAGTCGGAGATGCCCTAGCCATAGCTGGTGTCTATGCCGATGACTCCCGCATAGTCCGTATAAGCGCTCGCAAGCTGTATGCCACAGGGATAGAAC